ATAATGAAGCAGATGTTCCTACTATTGTTTCAGAATAATCAAAAACTCTTGCATCTCCAATAACAGTACCTGCAGCTGCTTGATCTAAACCTAATCTTCTATCTCTTAAACTAATTGATGCATTTGCATCAAATCCAATGCTTGGCGTTCCTTTTATATTTGTAATTTGGATTGAATTTCCAATTCTAATCGGAACACTTTGATTTTCAACTAATTTAGTGGTTCTTGGTTTTAATACATCAAGAGATGTAGAAGATATTTTATCAACCTCATAACCTCTAACATATGCTTTTCCTGAAGAAATTTGTAAACTCAGTATATCATCTGCAGGTGTATTACCATTTTGTGTTTGTTGTGTATCTAGATATATTCCTCGATTACCAATTCTATCGTTTAAAGATTCTCTTGCACTGACTGAAAATGGTTTGATGTAGTAATCTCCAGATTCATCATAAGTTCTTCTTGCCAATTCATCTGCAAAAATATTATATTCTGTTTTAGTTACTATTTCCTTTACAACACCATTTTCTACTCTTAACAATTCAACAAAATCACTGTCATTAGTGTCTGTTAAAAGTTTCTTATATAAGACTGTTGATAATTTAAATCTATCGGCACCTGGTGCTGCTTCATTTGAAAATCCTTTTGCATTATCATATAAATCAGAATTTACAGAAGATGGGCCAACTGTTTCCTCTTTTAGTAAAAATCCAACTCTATAACTTGGGGTATTTGAATATTGATCTAGTATTATTGTTGAAGATGTATTTTTTATAAAAAATCCACGAATAAAGAAAATTCCTTCACTTACTGAAAAAGAAGATCCAGTTGATGATGAATTTGATATTATACATCTTGCAAATTGACTATTTGCTGCTATACTTGTGTTTAAATAATTAAAAGTTGAGAGTGTTATTAAATTTTCACCGTCTAAAAAACTACTAGTAGTTCCATCTGTCCCTGATTTTGTGTATTTAAGATATAATGTATCAAATCCATCAATTGATTCAGATGCTGTTAATCTATTAACTACTGTTGCTTCTACTCCTGAAGTTTCTCCTTTAATTTTTATTTTATTATCTACTAAAATTTTTGTATAGTTGTTAACTGGAATATTTAAAAAATTGGGATCTATTTTTACTGAAAAATATTCTGCATCATAAGAAGTTCCGCCAGGAATTACCATAGATCCTTCTTTAAAGAAGTGTTGTCCAAATTTTTCAACTTGGTTTTGAAGAATTGACTGTAATGTTGTTAATTCTCTTGCTTGAACTGGGAATCCTGGTTTAAATAATACCTTATGATAGTTTTTACTATCAACAAAGTCATCAAAATAAGGAGAAACATTTAAATTTGTATTTTGTGGCATCTTTTTAGAACTCTATGACTATTTTTACTTCTTCTTTTTGTGAAGATGTTCTTGTTACTGGTGCTCGATTATCGATGTATATAATTTCACCAGAATATTTTTTAACATCTGGACTTGCTTTTCCTAAATTAAATGTCTGCCCCAGAGAGACATTTTTTCCACCAACTACAATTGAACTTTGATTGTTAAATGATGTATCAACAATTAAATTTTCAGGTGATCCTCCAGAAATAGCAGTTCCAAGTCCAACAAAATCAAGTTTTTTATAAGAATATGTTGAAAGAGTAGAAAAACCAACTGGTTGATAATATTTTAGAATTCCAGTATCTGGATTCCAAGATGCAACATAACCAACTGCAGTCGAACCAACTCCTACTTTTTGTGTAATTAATGTATTTGGGGAATAAGTAATGTTTGATGTACTAAATCCTGATGAAGCATCAGGTTTCAATTTTAATGCACTTAAATTAGTTGCAGTCGTATTATTTAGAAGGTCAGTTCCACCAAATTGTAGGGGATTTTTGACTAAACCTACACGAGAAAAATCATTACCAAGAACATAATCTGGTGAATCATCAACATTATTATCAAATTTTGAATATAGCATAACTCTAAATCCACCTAGTTCACGATATATATCGGAACCATGTCCACCTTTAGGTGGAATTATAACTTCAAACTCTGCACCAGTTCCTGGTATAAGAGTTTTTCCTCCAAATGTCCCAGATTCGAATCTAACTGAAGCATATGTATATCCCGACCCACCAATAACACCTGATATACTTTCCACTACTCCACTATTAATATTAATAGATACTGTTCCACCTGTACCATCCCCAGTTATTGGAACGCTAGAAATAGTTCCTGTAGATAAAACTGTCCCAGTCGAATCGGATATATTGTATCCAGATCCACCATTTTTGATAACAATAGTTTCAATTTTTCCATCAACAGCAGTATCTTTTATATTTGCTGTTGCAGTATCACCCCACACTTTTGGTAGTGGTATATAAGCAGATGTCACAAATTTAACTATGTCTGATGGTGAAATTGTATAAAGATACTTCCACAAATAACCATCTGAACCATTACCAGCTTGTTGAGGAACAGTATTTGTATGAGTTGGTTCAAATAACGATTTTTGACCAGTTGGGTTATCTGAATTAGAACCATTATTAATGCACAAATACAAACTAAATTCTGAATTTAGTACAAAGTAACTTGATCCATACAAAGAAGTAGATTTAGTTTGTGGTGTTAAATTAGTACTAGAATAATTATTTCTATACATCTCATATACTGTTCCTGTTTGCCAATCCAATCTAGGAACAACTCTTCTAACATCATTTGAAGTTACTTTTTTTAAGAAAAGCATACTGTCATAATAAAGATTCTCTTGATTAAAAGCATCTACAGGATTTGGTATAGGACTACCCCAAGTAGAAACACCATAATTATTTACATCAGTATTCTTCGGATTTGGGTGTCCCAAAAAAGTATAATAGTTATTATTTCCAGTTGTGCCAATACCTACAAAACTGTCTACAAAAGTTTCTGCATTTAATATACGATATTGGTCAGTGATTATTGCTGGCATTGATACTTACATTTTTTGATTATTTATACCTCTTATGTATAAAGTGTTTTCATGGGTAAAGTTTAATCGGAATATTCCGATTGAACAGCTAAAGTTCGAATTACTTGAGCTGAAGTTTCAATTCCAAGTACCCCATTTTGATTATAAAAAGTAAATGGTTTGGAATTGCTACCTCTAGAAACGTTAATTGAACCCCAACTATAAGTTCCAGATTTAAAATGAGTTGATAATCCTGCTGTATTTATTCCTGTAATTGAGTTAACATTCGCAAAAACTCTTGTTATAGAGGAACCAACTGATACATGGTGTTCTGCAAAGTAAACATTATCTAAGAAACTATTTCCAACACCAACAGTTTCTGGCCCTGAAGATGTAGTTTTTATTCCAGTAATACCATCTCCAATAAAGGTATTGTTAATTACGAAGTAATCACCAGTAGTTATTCCAGATCTTGTTATTTGGGTTCCTTCTGGACTTGCTGAGTATATTGTTGGATCTGGTTTAATTTCAAAGAATATAGCAGGCCCAGTAGTATTAATACCAGAAGCACTAGTTCCAACTCCAACTATAATTCCATAATCTCCTGAATAAGTAGCACCTTCAATCTTTTCAACGACTGCTGTTGTTCCCAAACCAACAATGTTTATAACATTTTTAGTTCCAGTTACATTATCAACTCCTTCAAATAACCAAGAATCTTTAATGTATATTTTACTATCGGTGGGAGATATTGATTTTATAATTCCTGATGTTGGATATATTTGTGGTTCTAAGTAATTTCTTTCTTTTGATATTCTTATACCGTCAATAATCATATCGTTTGTTTGCTTTCTCCACATTGTTGGTCTAGTAAAATTACTATCAGTCACTATTCCAACACCTGCATAAGTTGTTGTTTCTACAGTATCTGCTGCGATTAATTCATATATAACTCTATTAACTTGCTCAGTGGTGTCGTCATAATGCTGTAATTTTAATTCGTCACCTGGTTTTATAGTTTCATCAACGTTGACTGCAATAAAATCATCACTAGAACCAGTATAGAAATACATTTTAAATTTGCTACCTGCTTTTGGAGCTTCTTTAAATGAAATTCTTGTTCCACCACCAAATTCATAGTCTCTATCAGGTTTTTGTAAAACATCATTTATGAATATTAAGAAATTATTCTGTAATATAACTCCAGAACCTGGTTGAGCAACTATACTATAATACTCTTTATTTGTTTCTGTACGAGTTATTAAGAAAGATTTTCTAAATCCATTAAATTGTTCACTAAAATCATCAAGTTCTAATAATTGACCAAAACACCATCCTGCAAATTTATCTTGGAATTTGTTTTTTACAGTTACTTTAAATGTTGTTGTTGCCACTCCTACTTGGAATGGTAGAGCATTTAACTCTAAAACATCTCCAATTTCATAACCAATACCACGATCTACCATATCGAATGATACTATACTACCACCAGTTCCTACTACAACATCTACTTTCGCACCAGATCCTTGATTTGATCCAGTTAAATTATCTAATGACATATTTTTGTATGGACTTGGTAGTGATGCAGTTACAAAATTCAAACCTGTACTTATACCTGTATTTGTGTAACCAGTTCCTGGATTTGTAATGGTTACTGCAGTGACTACTCCTGCTGTTACAGAAGCAGTTATAATTGCATCTACGCCTCCACCAACTCCAACATCGAGAGTTATGGTATTTGTAGTAAATGCCATAATTTCCAATGTTTGACCAGAAGCTGGATCTGTTGCTCTTGGGTATGGGTGATCAGATACAAAATTATCTCTAGAACATCTGAATATTAATGAGTTATTATCAAGAGTAATTGTATTAGCGGTTGTTAATCCATGATTTGCAAGTGTCAACGTCAATAGACCAGTTTCAGAAATGTAAGTTGCACCTGTTGGAGTTAATTGGGATCCACCTGTCACATTTACAGAATTTGCATTAGATGACATAAACACATGTGTAAAATGCCTGTCAGTTGCTGCAATAGAAACTAATGGAGGTGATAAGTATCCTGAACCCCCAGTTAGAATGCCAACTGATTGAATTGTTCCAGCTGTCGATACTACTGTACTGAATAATGCTTTTCTAGGAACTTGATAACCACTTCCAATTCCAACATCAAATTCATTAATAATTCCACCTCTAGGCAAATCATTATTTGCTGTAGTTCCTGTAAAATCAATAGTTTGACCAGTTCCAACAATTTCATAATCTGATTTAGTAATATTGCCTAAAGGATAAAAAGGTCTCTGAAATATATTATTAATCAATACCACGCCAAAACTAGTATTAATACCAGTTAATTGGGTATTATTGGTGGTTAAGTTAAATTTATCTGTAGATCCATCAAATCTATCTGATATATCGTCTATAATTTTATTGGTAGTATAAGATTTTCTATAATATGCTCTACCATTAAAAATAGAAGATGTTTTTATTCCTGCATTTCCTGTTAAACCAAAAGGTGCATCAGAAAAATACAATTTACCTTCATTAATTCTGTAGTCACCTTTAGCAATTGTTACTGCTGCCCCTACCGTGTGTGCTGCAGCAACTGTTCCCATCTGACCTCTAATTACATTTAAAGTCGTTGTACCAATACCAACAATGTCAACTTTAATAATTTCATCTTCTATTTTAATTAATGATTTTCCTGAAATTTCTTTAGTATCATTCAAAAATATAATATTGGTAGATATTCCAACTTCACTAGATAACCCTACGGAAATTGCAGTATTTACACCTACAGGACTTTGAATTATATTATCAATACTAATTAATGTTCTAATAGATGCATTATCTGGAGGCACTGAGAGAGTATTAGTAGTACCTATACCCACTGCATTAGTAAATGATACTGCTATTCCAGCATTTGCGTAGGAAGCCGATACTGCTATTCCTATAGTGTCTGCATCTTTTAAAATTGCAAAAACAGTTGAAGGTAATAAATTAGTAACACCAATACCTGGTACATCTGTGTTTGCAATTCCTATTGCTGATTCTCCTGAATGTGGTTTATAAATTAATTCCTCACCAGTATTAAAATTATGTCTGGTTATGGTAATGTCATGATTTGAAGTAGAAACTCCTGTAGAAGGATTGAATTCTCTATGAAATAATGAATTACCATCTGTAGAAACATCAAAACTACTTTTTCCTATAATACCTCCACCAGTTGAAGTTACTATTCCAGTAAACTGTGAACTTATATCATCTAGTAAAAATACTTTATTTGTGACCGATTCATTATAGTCTGTTATAATTTTAGATTTGAATACTACTAATTTTGAGAAATCTGGATCTTCAGTATCTTCACTAACAAGATCGTAGTAATATCTTTCATGAACAGATGCCTCTTGGTCAATATCAATTTCTAAGTTAACCTCACTATCAGATTTTAAAGTTTGTGTTGATGATGAACTTATTCCCAAATTGCAGAAGTTTTTAAATCCAGCAACATGATCCAAACTATTAACTGCATCTTTCCAAGTTTCAAATGGAACATCACCTTTAACGGAATATGAAAATCTTTGATAATAATCATTATCATGTATTCTCTGAATGTCCAAATTTAATTTTCCAACATCGGTTTTCCAATTATTCAGAATATTTGCTGTAGCATTTACATTTAAATCAAAATCAAATTTAAATTGATTAGTTACAGTTGCCTTATTATTACTAACTGAACCTACAATTGAATCTTCTTTAGAAAAATCTCCAGTAACGCTATACACTTTTAGCGTTTGTGATAATGAATCCCAACCTTTTTCTGCAACAATTCCTGAAATATTTTTATCAGGAACTTTTACAATTTCATTTTCAAGGAATGTAGTTTTTTCAAATTCAGGTGTAAATTGTGCTAAATCTGATTTTTTTATAACTCTACCAAAATTATTTTCTTGCTTATATGTTCCTCCAGTTGTACCAAATCCAACTAAAGAATAAGTGATAGATTCACCACCACCAGTTTCACTTGTAACTCCAACTGTGAAATAATTATAATCATATGCACTAGAATTATAACCGTCATTACCATCTATTGTTTTAATGTTTTCAACAAATATTTCATCTCCTGTTTGGAATGGGAAACTTCCTCCCTGATTAAAAAATCCACTACCAGAACCACTTTCTGGTTGTGGTGCCCTTAAACTCAAAGTTACAGTTTTATCACTATTAGTTACTGCTTGAGTTACTACAACTCCATTTGAATTGTTAATAGGAATAACTCTAAGATCTTCAGATAATCCACTATCGTTAGTTAAAATTTTAATATTATTAACTGAACTACCATTAATAGTTGTTTGAGCAACTATATCAGGTTTACCAATTGCAATAACTTGTGGTGGACTTGTATAATTAACTCCTCCCGTAGCAATACCTATATTTTTAAGAGTAAATATATTCTTTAATTCTAGAATAACATTACTATCTGCTTTTGGTTTTAAAGTATGATCTGGTGAGAATTCTAATCCTTGATCAAAAACCTGAGTATCATTTACACTTCCAACATTATTTGCTTCTACAGTTAATACTGCATTTTTTCCATTAGTCGTTCCAATTGATGTAATTATTGGTAATTTTTCAACATTAAATCCTTTGTTTAAAACATTTATTGAATGCATACCACCAGTTTCACCTAAAGATTTTGTAGAGTAAAATGCTGATGATAATCCTGTGGAAGTATATGAAGATGCTTCCGCAATTCCAGTAGGATTAAATTTGAATGTACTAGACCCAATTCCTACAACTTTAAATGATTTATTGAATTCAGAATCAACTACTACTAATTTTGAATAATCTGAAACCCTTTCATCCACAGAAAATGATAAAGTTTTAATTGTATTAGTATTTTTACCTTCAACTTTATAATAAAATTCAGATGCTAATGAACTTGCAACAGATACAGTTGTTTTAGTATCTGTTTTAGTAATTAAATCACTACTGTATTTTGATTTAAAGTTTATATCTTCATAAAATTCTATATCAAAATCATCTAAACTTGAATCTGAAGTTAAAAATTCAATTGTATTATTTTTATATAAAGATAATTTTGGATTTATTTTTGATATTTCATGATTTGTTCCACCACTCGTTCCAATTCCGATATAATTATATGGAAATACCGATAGATCATAAGAATTTTCTGCTAATCTTATAGTATTTCTTGAATCTTTAACAACATAATAAACTCCATTATCAACTAAAGGTGAAGCTGGAGTTGTTGAATTGTAAACAATTAAGTCTCCTGTCTCAAAATTATGATCACTAATTGTTATTGTTGATACTGTAGTTCCTACTCCAATATTAGTAGATCCAAATGAAACAGGATTAATAACTAATTTTCTAATATTTTCATTATATCTTAAATCAAAAGTTTGAGTTTTATTGGATGTCACATGTAATTCAAACTCATCATTTAAAGATAAACCATGCTGTTGACCTATAGTTGTTGCAGCTGCAACGGTTACTGTTCCATTTACTCTTCTTAAAGAACCAGAAATATTATTAATAATTGCTTCAATTTTATTATCATCACCTGCTGTAGTTGTAACTGATCTAAAAAATAAATGACTTGTTGTAAATCCTGGAGTGTTTACACTAGATAATCCAATAAACTCATTATTTAATTTAACACAATAGAACTTATCAACAGTTACTAAATCAAATTGACTTGATAAATCTGCATTATTAGAACCTATGATTGTACATCCAACTGAAACTAATTTAACTTCGTCTCCGTTTCTAAAAGGATGATTTGGTAGGTAAATTCCTTTTGGTGGGATTGATTTATTAATAGATGTGCTTCCTGCAAATCCTACAACTACATTAGTAGTAGTGCTTCCAATACCAATTGCAGATGCTGCTTCAAAATATTTTACTTTAGGTAATTCTAAATTTTTATTTTCTACTCTTTTAGGAACTGAATATGTAAATTCTGTCTCCAACTTAGTAATTAATGATCCTGCACTATGTGATGAGTCTGTGGTAGAGTTATACTCCCTTCTAAGTCTATATTTGTTATTAACATCATCGTGATTTATTACTAAAAATTGTTCAGAATCAATTTGAACAACATCATTTACTTCAAATTTTCGATTAACAGTAGGATCAGAGAACGTAATAAATGTTGTAATTCCAGTGGTATTTGTATCTGCCATCGCTTCTGATAAACCAGAAGTCGTTGTTGTTAATCCAATAGTTCTGATTCCTTCTATATTTTTATAGTTAGTTGAAGATATACCAGATATTTCTACAATATCTCCATTAGAAAGTCCATGAGGAATTGTAGATACACCAGTTACCTTGCCATTTAATATAGAGAATTTTAAATTATCTACTATTGTATTTGTTGTTCCTATTGATACTATATGTTTACCTACAATTTGATCAACACTAGCAGATATGGTTAAATCATTAAAGTTTATTTTATCATTTACTTTATATCCTGTTCCAGGTTCATTAACACTAACAGAATCTATTGTAGATGAATTAATCCCATCAACTTTAATTAAAGATTTAGAATTTAAAGAATCCTCAAGTAAAGGATAATTTCTAAATTCATCATTTAATCCTAGATGAGTTACATTTCTTTTATAATCTCCAGTATTTAAAATTGAATCTGTTTGAATTTTTGATATATCATAATTAAAAGTATCTGTTGCATTACGATGAAAAAATGTGATATATGGGAATGAGGGATTTTTGGTGGTATTATCTATGGTTGAAAAATAAGCATAAGTTCCATTTGGAAAATCAATATTCTGTATAAATTTTCCATTATGCTCATCTAAATCACCACTTTCTCTATAAACATAATCTTGCACAAAATACCCATTTTGGTAAAGTGGTCTTAGACTAGTATCTGGAATAACATCAAGTTCATAACTAGATTGCATAAACGTAGTGATTCCAGAACTGTTTTCACCGACTGGGCCATAAATTGGGTTTCCATCATATGCCCATCCAACTATTTTTGAATGATTATCAGATGATTCTATAAAACTTGAGTCAATATTATCTCTAAGTAAACGACGATATCTTTTAACTGGGTAGAAAGAACATATTTTATTATTGTTAGTTAGAGATATTGATCTTATTTGAACAAGTTCAGAATTATTATCAGTTAATACATGATTATACCTTTCTACTGAATTTACTTTCCAATCATGTATATCTGCTCCAATAATTGCTTCGGAACCAGTTGGGTTTATGTTTATAGTTGTATTGTTAGTATCATATCCTGTTCCACCAGAAATTACATTAACACTTACTATTTTCCCATCAGAAACCACAGATTCTAATTTAGCAAATCGACCATTTGTTCCAGATGTTCCACCAACTCCCACTACTTCAAGTTCTGGAGGAGTTGTATATTCAGATCCAGAATTTATTATACTTACATCAGTTATTTTTCCTTCAGATATAATCGGTAATATAAGACCATCTTTACCTGTTAGTAACTTTATGGTAGGTTTACGAAGATAATTGACAATATTTGTTACTCCATAACCAACTCCACCATTTCGGATAAAAATATTTTTTAATCCACCTTTAACTATTACTTTTGCAGAAGGTTTGTAATAATCTGGAATTACTGTAGTTGTTCCAACTGAAACTTTACCACTAATCTTAACTTCTATATCTGGGTACTTAAATGTATGAGTTCCAACCCCAATACTACTTAAATTTACGTATATTTTTCTATCATAATTTGTATTTGATATCGTTGTTGCTGTTCCTGCGTTACTTAACTTAAATTTATCACTATCGATGACTGTAACCTTATATGCTGTGCTCTGATCTAGTCCACTAATTACATTATCACTAGTAGAATATTCTATAACATCTCCGTTATTAAAATTGTGATTTTTAGCGTAAATGTAATTATTAAATGTGTTTATGCCAACAAACGTTTTGAATAAGTCTTTTTTATTATTTGGAGGGTATTGTTGAGATGATACCAATACTCTGGAATTTGAATATGATGAACCAGATTCATTAACTATTATTTTATCAACTATTTGCCTTACTTTATTAGATCTAAATGTATGAGTTCTAGTTCCATCATCAATAAGTTCTAACAAATTAGTTTTGGTAAGTGCTCTATTTTTGGTAATCGCCAATTTAAAAGAATTATTATCAACTTTAGAAATAAAGTAATTACTTCCAGATGTTAATTTATCAGTAGTAAATCCAACATTAATTCCAGTATTAATTCCAACTGGAGTTCCTGTGGCAATATATGTTACCTCTTCTCCATCCGAAAATTTATGTTCACCGACAATTGTGTCATTTGTTAAATTTAAATCAAATTCGGTAAATGTTTTACTATGGATAAACCCTTTCATTTTTGCTTCACATATAGCACCAGTTCCGTTACCACCTACTATACTTACAGAAGGCACTTCAGAATAGTCAAATCCACCATCATTTACTAATATTTCTATCAAACTACCTGAAAAGTTTGCGTATGCCTCACAACCACTTCCAGAATCATCTGTAATTGATATTGTGGGAGGATTTACTACATTAAAATCTTTTCCAGAATTTAAAACTTCAAGATTATCAATTTGTCCATAAAAAACAGAATCTTCTGAAATTGGTGAATGATATTCAATACCATTTAATGATACTCCAATTGGCCCACTAATATTTGAGTTACTTTTAGATATTTGTGGATTTTTGTAAATTCTTTTAAAATTATTTTGATTTATTAGTTTTTGACCATCATACAAATTTGCGGGTGTTATGGTATGGGTACCAGTTCCTACACCATTATATTTAATTTCTTCAAAAAAGTTTCTATATAGATTTGAAGGATTTAATGTTAATTTAAAAGTATTATTATCAATAACGTTTATATAAAAATATCCACTAGTACTACCAGTTATTCCAGAATCAGATGAAATTGACACATAAACTCTTTCACCATTTATAAATCCATGATCATTTATGCTAATTGTGCTTGCGTTTGTGCTAATTCCAGAAGAAGGAACTGTTTTTGATCTATTTGTAGTCTGAGTATCAAATGATGGATATCCAGAAAAAGCAACATAAGTATTCTTATCAGTATCAGAAAATGAATTTTGTATATTTGAAAGAAGAGATGTAATACCAAAATTTGATGAAGCGTAATTTAATTTTTTTCTAATTATATAATCTCCAAATATGATAGAACCTAATGAGACTCCTCCTGTAATTAAAAAACGAGTTGGAGTATAAACATCATCAACAATAGCATCTCTTATAATTAGACCATTAGTATCTTTGTATATGATATCAACTCTATCTCCAGTTTTTAAAAAATGTTCTGTTAAAGTTTCAAAAGTGGATTGTCCTGCCTGATGTTGCTGAACATTAACATATGAAAGATTATTATAGAACCAAGTATTAAACTTTTTATCAGAAACATCATATTTTTCACCAAGATACTTGACTCTAATAGAGTCTCCTATATCAAAATACTTAGTCGTATCAACATTATCAGAGGTACCAGAGATAGATCCAACTATTCTCATTTGACATATCTTAGTTAAATCGTTATCTTCATAACCATAAACAAAATTTAAGTCTATAATTGGTTCTGATTCTGTTAACAGTTCAGAAATACCAGTACATCCAAAAAATTGATTACTTGATTTGGATGTATACTCTGCCAAAGTATAGATATTGTCTGCATTGGGATAATAGAAATTACCTGTTGCTCCAAATCCAATTGTAGAGTCAACTGTTAAAACTTCTGTTGTAGATGCAGTTCC